AGGGAAAGCTACATTTCCAATCTTATTCTTCTGGGTAATATCAAGGGAAGGTTTGAATACCCCGAACTAAGACGTATGACACAGATCATGTACAAAGACTACAGACCTGATGTTTGTATCATAGAGAAAAAAGCCAGTGGACAGTCACTCATACAGGACATGAGGAGAAGTGGTCTTCCTGTCATGGAATATCTTCCCGACAGAGATAAGGTTAGTCGTGTCTATGCAGCATCTCCCATGTTGGAAACAGGTAGAGTATGGATACCCAAGAACAAGAGATGGGCTGATGATCTTCTGGAGGAACTCATACAGTTTCCTAATGCAGCCCATGATGATCAGGTAGATGCCCTGACAATGGCAGTACATTACATGAGAGAGTCTTGGCATCTCATACATCCTGATGATCCTGATTGGGAAGATGAACCTAGAAGAAAGAAAAGAGTTGCTTACTGGAGAACTTAATAAAAGAAATACTTGCATTCCATTCTGTTTTAATGTATAATAGTGTAATGGGGAAAATTCATAACAAAAAATAAAATAGTTTCGTAAGGGAACGTAATTCCTATACACATAATATGAAAGTAATATAATGGCAACAGAACGAAATCCATTTGAAAAGATACCAGAGGAATTGGCAAATGTTATTCCTATGAATCCTGTAGCTCTAGAAGAGGAACAAGAGGCTACATTTGAAGTGGAACCAGATGGAGGAGTAATAGTAGATTTCTCCAGTACCATAGAGATGGAGGCTGATGAACCTATTAAAGAATGGTACGGTAATCTTGCAGAGAAATTGGAAGATGATGAACTCAGTAAGATTGCAGAGGATGTTTATCATAATTATGATTCCGATAAAAGTTCCAGACAGGAATGGGAGTCAATGTTTGAAAGAGGCTTTGATCTTCTTGGTCTGAAGATACAGGAAGGAACAGAACCCTTTGAAGGAGCTTGCACGGCTGTACATCCTCTACTCATAGAGTCTGCTGTTAAATTCCAGAGCAAGGCATCTCAAGAGTTGTTCCCATCTTCAGGACCAGTAAAGACACAGATACTTGGCAAGTCAACTCCTGAAAGGGAAATGCAATCCAATCGTGTCAAGAATTTCATGAACTATCAACTCACAGAACAGATGCCAGAATACTTTGATGAGTTTGAAAGAATGCTGTTCCATCTTCCCTTGATTGGTTCAGCCTTTAAAAAAGTTTATTATGATGCAAATCTGAAACGTCCTGTTTCTGAGTTTGTTCCCATTGATCAATTCTATGTATCTTACTATGCCAGCAATCTCAGAAAGGCAGACAGGTACACCCATGTAATTTATCGTAGTCCAGTGGATCTGGCACGAGATGTTCGTTCTGGTATTTATTCAGACATAGAACTTCCACATGCTACCAATCCAGAACCAACAGCTTTTGCATCCAAGATGGATACAATATTAGGATTGTCTCCCACAATGGATTCAGATCCTCAATATGTTTTATTGGAACAACATTGTTTCCTAGAGATCAAAGAACCTAATTCGGAAGAAGGTATTGCACTTCCCTATATTGTTACAGTAGAGGAGCAATCCAGAAAGGTTCTTTGTATACGTAGAAATTATAAACCAGAGGACAATAATAAGGAACGAGTATCTCACTTTGTTCATTATAGATTTGTTCCCGGCTTTGGTTTCTACGGTTTTGGCCTGATGCATTTCTTAGGAAATTTAACTATGAGTGCAACAGCAGCAATGAGAAGCCTCATTGATGCAGGTCAATTTGCAAATCTGCCGGGAGGGTTTAAGGCCAAAGGTGTTAGAATGGTTGGTGACAACGATCCTATCAGCCCCGGTGAGTTTAAAGAAGTTGAATCTACAGGCATGGACTTGGCAAAGGCTATCGTTCCTCTCCCCTACAAAGAGCCTTCCTCGACCTTGTTCCAGATGCTTGGTTTTGTTACAGCAGCAGGTCAGAAGTTTGCCGACAGTACAGAACAAATTGTATCGGAAGCATCTTCTTATGGCCCTGTAGGTACAACAATGGCACTACTGGAAGCATCCAGTAAATTCTTCTCTGCAATCCACAAACGATTGCATAAAGCTCAAAGAGATGAATTTAGGATCTTGGCTCATATAGATTATGATTATCTACCCAGTGAGTATCCCTATGATGTGCCGTATGAAAATCGGAATATCTTTAAATCTGATTTTGATGGAAGAGTGGATGTGATCCCCGTCAGTGATCCAAATATTCCATCCAATGCTCATCGTCTTATGATTGCACAACTTGCTTTACAAATGGCACAGCAATCACCTCCCGGTATGTTTAATCTGGAAGCTCTGAACAGAACAATTCTGAATGCTGCCAACATGCCCAACATGGAAGAGATACTACCACCCAAGCAGAAACCCAAGCCACTTGACCCTGTTTCCGATATCATGGCTGCTGTAAAGGGAATAGCCATTGCAGCTTTTCCCGGTCAGAATCATGATGCCCACATTCAGGTCAAGACAGCTTATTTGCAAGATCCCATGAATGGATCTAATCCTATGATGCAAAGGATAAAACCAGTTCTGGAATCCAATATACAGGAACACATGGTTCTGAAGTATCAGGAGCAGATGAATGGTATTACACAAATGGGAATGCAAGAAGTAGGACCACAAGCACCAAATGTAACAGAAGCTATCATGGCTCAAGCTGCACAACAGGTTCTTAATGCTAATCAGGCAATGGGACAGGTTCAGTCTCCTGAACAGCAACTGGTTGCTCTGGAAGCACAGAAACTACAACTGGAGCAGGAAAAATTACAAATGACTGCTGCCAAGAATGCTGCTGATGCTGCCTTGGATGCCCAAAAACTTGAGTTAGAACAAGCACAGCTTACTATAGATTCCTTTGTACAGGGACAAAGTTCAGAACTTAAGAAAGAAAAGGCTGATCTGGACAGAGCCAGTAAAGAAACTATGAAGGCTCTGGATGTTATGTCCAGACTAACGATAGAAGAAAAGAAAACAGAAGCAGACACAACCATGAAAGCTTTGGATCTTATGATCAAGACAAATCTGGATCAACAAAAACTTGATCTAGATATAGATGAAGTTAGAACCAAGGCTCTGGAAAGAATTGCTGCCATGCAGGATAAAGATTCCAGAGAAAGAGAATTTAAAATGGTAGATATTGTTAAAGAAGTTATTACCAAAACAAAGAAGGAGAAAGATGATGCCTAAGTATGGAGGGACTCACTATCCCAATGATGAAAAAGGAACGACTAATGGATATCCAACACATGTAAAACCAGATGCTCGTGGAGTTACAAAGAATGGTTACCCAGAACATGTTGCCAATGGTGACCGTGGTCTGTATGGTGATTGGACGAAACGATCTATTGATGATGGTGGAGCAGGTGTAGATCCACAAAAAGGTGTTTTGAATGAACGACCAGATTGGTCATGGAAATACCCTAAACCAGTTAGAACATAAGGAGAATATTAATTATGTGGACAACCCCCATTATAAAAGAAATTTCTGTGGGATTGGAAATTAATTGTTATATGTGTGCAGAACTATAATCTTAAATGGAAATTTGGGATGAGGTTATCAAAAATTACAACGACGAACTGAATAGATTACGAAATATATTGAGTGATGGGAATGCAGAAACATATGCTCATTACAAACAACTAGTAGGACATATTCAAGGAATTGAATGGTCCAGACAAAATTTTACATCTATTGTAAAAAGTCGTATATATGAAGAAGAGGAGTAAATGCAACAGGTACAACTAGGTAATGCTATCAAAAATGATATGTGGATTACAGAGGATGAGGTCAATGATCCAAGTCCTTTACCAGAACTACCGGGATATCATATCCTGATAAGACCAATAAGTATAAAAGGAGTAACAAAAGGAGGTATTGTACTTCCAGATTCTACCAAAGACGATATGGCCTATCTTACCACGGTAGGAAAGGTTCTTTCCATAGGAGATCTAGCTTATCAAGATGAGGTAAAATTTCCAAATGGAGATTGGTGTGAAGTAGGAGATTATGTTTGTTATGCCAAACATGCTGGTCAAAAACTATACTATAAATCAGTCAGATTAATATTGTTATTTGATGATCAAGTTATCTGTAGAGTAGAACATCCAAAAGATCTTGATCCAACATTTAATTTAATAAGTAATTAATAGGACTTGCATTCTATTTAATTTTGTAGTATAATAGAGTAATACGTAAATCCGTATGCTTCGTAAGCAACGAAAGGAATAAAGATGGTTGATAAAGAAGAATGGACGGAAGTAGAAACTGTAACTTCCAAGGATGAAGAGAATAAAGTAGATTTTGAAATAGAAGAAGAAAAACCTGAAGTAGAAGTTAAGGCAGAGCCAGAAGTTCAAGCAGAAGCAGAACCAGAGCCAGAACCTAAAAAGGCAGAAGAGCCACAGGAACTGGAAGGGATTGAAACGAAAGGTGCTCAAAAAAGAATTAGACAATTAATTAAGCAAAGAAAAGATCGGGATGATCATATTGCTCAGTTAGTTAAACAGAATGAAACATTAAATACTCGTCTAACTAGTAGAGAGCAAGAATTTCATAATATCAGTAAGTTAAATCTGGATGCTAATGAGAAACAAATAACAGATAAACTTGAACTTGCCAGAGCAGCCTATTCTTCAGCCCATGAAGAGGGAGATTCAGGAAAGATATTAAAGGCACAGGAGTTTTTAAATGAAGCTCAAAATGATTTAAAAACACTGAATGTCACCAAAGCTCAATTCAAGGATGTACCTGCACAAACACAACAGCAGGTACAGGCACAGCCACAACCACAACAACCAGAGGTAGATCCTTTGGCTGTGGAATGGTCCCAGAAAAATGAGTGGTTTGGAAAAGACAGAGTAATGACTGCTGCTGCTCTTGCTCTGGATGCAGATTTAAAGGAACAGGGTTTTGATCCAAGTGATCCTGATTTCTATAGTGAGATTGATAGTAGACTTAAAACGGAATTTCCTCATAAGTTTACTGTAAAAGAATCGGTGCAGGAACAACCGTCACAACCTGCTCAAGTGGTAGCTGGAGCTTCACGTTCAACTCCTAGCTCCAATAAAAAAGTAAAGCTGACGAAAGAAGATGTACGGCTTGCTGGAAAATGGGGTATACCACTTGAACAATATGCTGCTGAAAAGCTAAAGGTAGAGAATGCCGATGGTGAGTACACAGCAATTAAAATGTAACGTGGAGGAGAAATTATGACACGTATTGAAGAATCACGTAATTCTCAGTTAAGGGAAAATGAAACCAGAGAAGAAACAGAATACGTCTTTGAGGAACCTGATGCAACTTATATTCCTCGTGAAGTTGAAGAAAGATTTAAACAGCAAGATATATCTCTTGGTTGGTTAAGAATCCTTCTTAATGGTCAGGATGATTATCAAGAAATTGGTAAGAAACAACAGCAAGGATGGGAATTTGTGAAACCTGAAGAAGTACCTGAAATGGGAGCAACTTCTGTCGTGAGAGAAGAAGGCCGATATGCTGGAGTTGTCAGTCGTGGAGACATTGCCTTGGGTAAGATACCCACAGGTAAGCTAGAGGCTAAAAGACGTTTTTATCGGAATAAGGCAAATGAGATGTTGGAGGCTGTTAATTCTCAATTAATGGGTTCATCCAACTCTAAGATGCCAATTTCCAATAATAGCAAATCGAGAACATTTAAAGGACGAACTCCTACGTTTCAGGACTAGTTCTTAAACTATGGAAGGAGAAATATAATGTCTAGTACAAGAGCATTACGTGGCTTTCTTCCTGCTCGAAAAAAGGGTGCACATTATGATACTAATGGAGTAAGTGAGCTTATCTCACCTACTACTATTACTCGTGCTCCTAAGAAACTGTACAATGGTGACTTAATCTGTATTGAAGCCAGTGGTACTATTTCTGAATCTATTGGTGCAACTCTCAAGCCTTCGGGTGTATTTGTAGGTTGTAACTATGTAGATACGAATGGTACACCAACTTGGTCCCGTTATTGGCCGGGGGAAGCTATCACGGCTGCAACCAGTGTTGAGTTCCATGTCATAACTGATCCTGATCAGACGTATTACATTCAAGGTAATGCTACCTGTAGTCACGGTGAGATCTGTAAAGTACTAAATTATACGGCAACCGTTTCGACGGCCTCTGCTGGTAGTACCGTAACAGGCAATTCTGCATTTTTTGTAGAAACATCTGCTGCTGGTGTAGAAACCATTGTAGGTAATGTACGAGTTATTGGTTATTCTAAAGACCCCGATGAAGGAATCGACGGTCTTGATCAATATCCGATGCTTGAAGTTTGGTTGCCCACACATCGTGATCGGTTTGCAACTGCTACAGTATCAACGGCATAACTAGGAAGGAGATAAACTATGGCTATTAATAGATCTAGTATTGCCAAAGAACTTCTTCCCGGCTTAAATGCTGTTTTCGGGCTGGAATATGGTCAGGTTAACGACGAACATAAATCACTTTATGAAGTCGAAAATTCTGATCGGGCCTTTGAAGAAGAAGTTCTGTTTACAGGTTTCGGTACGGCTCCAGTTAAATCTGAAGGGGCTGCTGTATCCTATGATGATGCACAAGAGAGTTATACTGCCCGTTACACGGCAGAGACTGTAGCTCTAGCTTTTGCAATTACAGAAGAAGCAATGGAAGACAACTTGTATGATACGTTTGCCAAGTTACGTGCCAGAGGTTTGGCTCGTGCAATGGCAAACACCAAGGAAGTCAAAGCTGCTAATCTGTTTACCAACGGATTCACAGATACAATTGGTGATGGT